TGGCATCATTTGATAGAGCTTGGGAGTGGTATACATCTGGTCCACGACAAAGGCTCCAACCTGGTGGTAGAATTATTTTAGTTATGACTAGATGGAATGTTGCAGACCTAACAGGAAAACTTTTAAAAGCACAATCAGAACCAAAAGCAGATCAGTGGGAGATAATAGAGTTCCCTGCTATCATGCCAAGTGGTAAACCTGTTTGGCCAGGATATTGGAAGTTAGAAGAATTAGAATCAGTAAAAGCATCTGTTGCAATCGGTAAATGGAATGCACAATACCAACAAAATCCAACCGCATCAGAAGGTGCTATTATAAAACGTGAATGGTGGAAAAAATGGCCTAAAGAAAAGCTACCACCACTTGCACACGTTATCCAATCCTACGATACGGCATTCATGAAGAAGGAAACAGCTGACTATAGCGCCATTACTACGTGGGGAGTTTTTTATCCAAACGAGGAGCGCGAAGCGCATTTAATTCTACTAGACGCTAAAAAAGACAGATATGAGTTTCCAGAACTAAGAAGAGTGGCTAAAAAACAATATGACTATTGGAAACCGGAAACGGTAATTGTAGAAGCAAAAGCGTCAGGACTACCTTTAACATACGAATTACGTAAAATGGGCATACCGGTTATTAACTTTACACCTAGTAAAGGAAATGATAAACATACTAGAGTAAACGCTGTTGCGCCAATATTTGAGGCGGGCATGGTCTGGTATCCAGACCGTAAGTTTGCTGATGAGGTAATTGAGGAATGCGCTGCATTTCCACTTGGTGATCATGATGACTTGGTGGATAGTATGACTCAAGCCGTAATGAGATTTAGACAAGGTGGTTTCGTTGAACATCCAGAAGACTACGAGGATGAAGAGTTGCCACAACAACGAAGGACGTATTATTGATGCTCGAAAAATTTAGAAAATTTTTAGAAAAGTTATTTAAAGGTTCTGATAGTGGTATTACACAATCAGGCAAAGGACAAGAAGTTACAAAGAAAGCTGAAAATTTATTAGCAGAGCAAGTAGAAAAAGTAGAAAAAATAGATTCCCCTTATGGAACGTATGACCCAACAACTAAACCAGGTGAGGTTAAACCACAAGGTGAAATTATAACTCCAGAAGGTGATCTTGAAACACGAATATACAGTTACAATCCAGAATCATTTACAGACACACAAAAAAGATTAGGCACAGGATCATATTCTGACGATGCTTTACGTGAAAGATATATTGAAGAAGGTGCTGATGAAACCATGACTCTTGATGAGTTTGCAATTCAGGAAAGAGGTTATGGATATCCAGCTTCTGTATACAGACCAGATGCACCTCAAATAGAAGGTACATCAATGGCAGATCTTATAGCTGATGATACTTTTAAAGGAGACGAGTTTGATGACATTTTTGAAAAAATGCAAGCAGACCCAATAAACAAAATGATTGTTGATGACCTTCAACCAGCAGTAACAGAACAAGCATTACTATTTAAAAATCCTTTTATAGAACAACTATCAAAAGCTACAGGTAGATCAGAGCAACAAATAAAAGAAGCAATAGTTGAAAACTATAACGCTGGATATGCACCAAATGATCCGAAAAGAATAAGTATTGATGACGAAGAAGCGATAGAAAGACTTATAGATGTAAATGTAAATTATGGTGAACAAACTCGTCAAGGTTTTGTAGATGATATAGTTGAAGCAGTTGTAGAAAAAGACCTGATGGAAAACACAGGTCTTGGTCAAATACAGAAAGACTTAACTAAAAAATCAAAAGAAACATCAGAACAGTTGGCATTAGTTAGGTCACAATCTATGGATGTAAAAAAAATGTTAGAGCAAATTGGGGTTGATACTAGTAGTGTTGATTTTAATATCCTTGCTAATTCAAACGACATGGATGCTGTTTTAGCAGAAGCAAAAAAGTTAAAAGAAATTATGGATCCGTTACAAGGTGGACAAATGGAAGAATTAGCGAGAAGCGGGAACCTTGATAAAGTTATGGAAGCTAGCGTTGACCAAGCTGAAATAGACATGGGACGTGCAGTAGAAATGGCAGAACGAGCAGCAACACCGGGAGAAGTAGATCAAGCTAGAAAAATATTAGAAGAAGTAAAAGCAGCTTTTTTTGAATCATTAAAAACAGGTGTATATAAATCACCGTTTGGTAGAACACTAAATGCAGAAGGTGGTCGTATTGGATTTAAAGATGGTAATAAATTTCCAACTAGTCGTCGTGACTTTTTAAAAATGCTTGCAGCAGGTGTTGGAACATTATTTGCACCAAAAGGAGTAGCACAAGTTGCAGAAATGGTAGCAAAAAGTGCACCTAAAGCAATACCCTTAGTAGATGGTATGCCTATGTGGTTTCCTGCTCTTGTAAATAAAATTAGAACACAAGGCACGGTAGTTAGAAAACCCGACTATGCAGATTTTACAAGCGGCGGTGATACAGAAATTGTTTATGTTTTAAAAGATAAAAGTTTAGCTGGTGGAGAAATTAGATTGTATGAAAATGAAGCAACTGGTGCTGTTAGCGTTACTGGTCGTGGTGATGAATTTCAACAAGTATCATTAGATTTTACTCCAGGAGAAAATAAAGTTATGACCGATCAACTAGGGCAACGAGGAGTAGTGACAGAAAAACCTACTTTTGATGCATCCGCACAAACTCAGTCAGCCGCAAGAGCTGAAGAAAAAGGTGGCTTTCTTGGAAATAAAGATACTACAGACGATTTAATGGGACAACAGTCTGTTAACGTAAATGAAAAAGGTACGTTTGAAGCAGGAGAATTTGCAAAAGGTGAGCGATATGATATTGAAAACTTTGGTGGCATAGATGATTTACAAGGAGGCGTAACTTCATGGTCTAAACTTGTAAAATCACCAGAAAAAAAGATGGAAGAAAAAGCTAAAAAGTTTTTAGAAGAACAAGTTAATCCTGATGTTATAGATGATTTTGCAAAAGGCGGCAGAGTAGGTTATAAACAAGGCGGTGGGGTTGGAACATTATTTAAAAGGAAAATAGCATAATGGCAACAATAGATAAAACATTACCTAATCAAATAAGAACTAAAGTAGACTTACCTGGTCCAGAAGAGCAAGCACAAGAAATTCAATTGCCGGAAGAAGCACAAAAAGGTCCAATCGAAATGACACCAACAGAAGATGGTGGAATGGAGATAGATTTTGATCCCGCTGCAATGGCCATGCAGCAAGGTGCTGGTAACGATATTAATGCAAACTTAGCTGATTTTTTAGAACCAAATGTGTTAGATCCTATTGGTTCTGAAATGACACAAAACTATGAAGATTTTAAATCTTCACGTGATGATTGGGAACAAGCTTACATAAAAGGTTTAGACTTATTAGGTTTTAAATACGAAGATAGAACAGAACCTTTCCAAGGTGCGTCAGGTGCAACACATCCAGTATTAGCAGAAGCTGTAACTCAGTTTCAATCATTAGCTTATAAAGAATTATTACCTGCAGATGGTCCAGTTAGAACACGTGTACTTGGCAAACCAGATAAATTAAAAAGTGATCAAGCAGAACGTGTAAAAGAATTTATGAATTACCAGTTAATGTGTGAGATGAAAGAATACGAACCTGAGTTTGATCAAATGTTATTTAATTTACCACTTGCAGGTTCTGCATTTAAAAAAGTTTATTACGATCAAAACATGGGTCGTTGTGTTTCTAAGTTTGTACCTGCTGAAGATTTAGTTGTTCCATATAGTTCAACTTCACTAGAGGATGCTGATACAATTATTCACGTAATTAAAATGCCAGCAAACGAAATGAGAAAACTACAAGTAAGTGGTTTTTATTTAGATGTAGAATTAGGAACACCTGCATACAACGAAGACGAAATTGAAACAGAAAAAAATGAGTTAGAAGGTGTATCAACAACAAATAAAGACGAAGTATTTACATTATTAGAATGTCATGTTGAACTTGACTTAGATGGCTTCCAAGACATGAATGAACAAACAGGAGAAGCAACAGGAATTAAACTTCCATACATTGTAACTGTTGAAGAAGGAAAACAACAAGTTTTAGCTATTAGAAGAAATTTTAACCCACAAGACCCAACACGACAAAGAAAAGATTATTTTGTACACTTCAAGTTTTTACCAGGACTAGGCTTCTATGGATTCGGCCTTATCCACATGATCGGCGGTTTATCAAGAACTGCCACAGCCGCGTTGAGACAACTTCTCGATGCCGGAACCTTGTCTAATTTACCAGCCGGATTCAAGATGCGAGGCATCAGGGTACGTGATGAAGCTCAACCGTTGCAGCCGGGCGAGTTTCGTGATGTTGATGCCCCTGGTGGAAGATTGGACGACGCATTTAAAATATTGCCGTTCAAAGAACCATCACAAACATTACTTGCATTAATGGGACAAGTTGTTTCAGGAGCTCAGCGATTCGCGAGCATTGCAGATATGCAAGTTGGTGATGGTAATCAAAGTGCAGCTGTTGGAACAACAGTTGCATTATTGGAGCGTGGCTCGCGGGTTATGTCTGCGATACATAAAAGATTATACGCATCAATGAAAAAAGAATTTATGTTATTGTCAGATTGTTTTGCAACTTACTTACCACCTAACTATCCATATGATGTTGTAGGTGGACAAAGACAAATTAAACAATCAGATTTTGATGCACGAGTAGATATTATACCTGTTGCAGATCCAAACATCTTCTCGCAAACACAAAGAATACAACTTGCACAAACAGGATTACAAATGGCAATGTCTAATCCTGGAATGCACAATCTATATACAGCTTATAGGAGCATGTATGAAGCTTTGGGTGTTAAAGATATTGACATGTTGCTACCACCACCACAAGAACCACAACCTATGGACCCAAGCGTTGAACATATGAACGCTTTATCTGGAAAAGCAATTAAAGCATTTCCTAATCAAGACCACACAGCACACATGAAAGCGCATTTATCGTTTATGGGCACTATGATTGCACGTACAAACCCTCAAGTATTAGCTGCAATGCAAAAAAACATACTAGAACACATAAGTTTAATGGCTCAAGAGCAAGTTCAGCTTGAATTTAAAGACGAAATAGCACAAATTCAGCAAATGACAGCTCAAGTGCAACAAATGGGGGCTCAAAATCCTCAAATGGCTCAACAAATGCAGCAAAGTCCACAAATGCAACAAATGCAACAGCAAATTCAGCAATTAACGGAGAAAATGGAGTCTAGAAAGGCTATTTTGATAGCTGAAACCATGGCTGAGTACTTAGAAGAAGAGAAAAAGGTCTTAAATCAGATGGATAATGACCCATTATTGCAATTAAAGGCTGATGAAGTACAAATAAAAGCTCAAGAACAACAACGAAAAGAGAAGGAAGATGAGGATCAAATGAGCCTTGAAAGAGCTAAAATGTTGCAAGCCAGAGAAATAGCAGAGGAAAAAATGGAAGAAAATGACAAACATCAAAAACTTAGAGCAGCCGTATCACTTGCAAAAGACGGCATAAAAGACATGACAGCAGTGGTCGGAGAAGAAAAATAGTGAACAAACAAGAACAAAGAACTTTTGGAATTACGGAAAACTTATTAAAAAAACCCGTACCAAAATTTTATGGTGCAGGTGAGCATAAAGTTCAATTAGCATACATAACACCAGCTGAAGCTGAGCTTCTTGGAGATTTAGACTTACATGGTAGCAACCCGCCTAATCCTGGGCCGGAAGGCATACCAAACTTTAATGACCCAGGCACTGGGATGAGTGGTGCACAAGCCAGCGCTGCAGAAAGAGATCCGAGAGATAGAAGC